TGACAACGGAGCAATCACAATGCTGCCTGTACTATCTTGATAAATGAACCTTTGATAAGGAAAAATGATTTTATTGATTGACTGTAAAATGCTCATGTATGCCGTAATTGTAACAAAAACAGTATTACTGGCATTTAAAATAGTGGAGGAATTTTCCCCTTGTCCTGATAAAAATTTGAAAGGAACATTTCCGGAAATTGAAGTGGAAGCACTGATAAGTGTATTCTTAATGACTTCTGAGAGAAACTGAGAAAATTTGAAACTCTGCGCAATTTGCAGTGTGTTAATGATATTACCAAATATTTTTGAGACTGATATTTGTTGAATTAAGTTTACAAAATTGACAACTATTGTTGTCCCATTTGCACCTAAATCGATATCCATTGATTCGATGTATCCCGAAAAAATATTCTTATTGTTCTCAGTTATAAATAATAAGTCTGCTTCTTTTACGTATTTAAAAAAATCTATCGTTTTGTATTGCATTAAAATTATTCTAGCAGAACCTTTTTGAATAGGTTCAAATATGTCATTGCTAAAACTAAATGACTCCAACCTATAAACTGGGGAAAATTGTCCTCCAGAAATTAAGTTTGAATTGTTGGATATGATGACAGGAAATTTACGATTGCTGTCCGCAAAAGGATATATTGTAAAATTGTATTCAATTGGCTTATTACTAACTTGATATGTCATTTGGTAAAATCACCTGGACTCCAGGGGGAATCACGTTTAAGCTCGTAAAAGTTCCGGGATTTAATGAAATAACAGTTTGTATGTTAGAAGCATTATTGAAATCAATGTTGTATTTGAAAAATATTTCTTCAAGACTTATTGTTTCTGTTGTAACAACTGTCGTCGTACTATTCAAGAAATTTTGTAAAAGAGATTGGCCAACATTATTCAAGGCAACCACGCCGGCTTCCAAATTTGAAATGACGGCTTGAAAACTGCTTTGTTGTCCTGAATTTTGAATGGTATTAATTGTATTTTGTACGCTTGTCGCATATAGAGAAATTACCTGCGTAACCCCATTTATAAGTCCTGTGTTGAAAACTGTATTATAAGAAGATAAATCCACATTGACAAATCCAGTTAAGGGAAGTTGACTTTGTTGACTGCTCGAAACTGACGACGGATAAAGCGGCGTTGCTGTGCTACCCACCGTCAAATTCACTGTGGAAATATTAATCCCTTCAAGAGATGGGTTCACGAATGAAACTGGCTTTAAGTTATTATACATCAATTTAGACGCGCCAATTAAAGTCGCAGCGTTTATCTTTGAATTGCTATAATTCTGTTGAAATTGAGACGTGATAATATTTTTACCAGCCGTAAAAAGACTGCTTGCAAGGGCCACAGAAGAATTAATGGCGTTATAAACCGAAACGGCTGTATTAAAAACAGTCGCCAAAGTTGATAGATTAGGTGTTGAAACCGATAGAACAGGCGCGGAAGTTTCAAAGACAAATTCATAAGAAATTGCTTTATAATATTCACTCGAATGGATTCTTTTGTAACTTGTCAAAAGTACGTTTCGGATAGTCCCCAAAACTGGATGAACTAAAACATTTCGGTTTTGAATCGAAACTATCGAGGGATTTATCATCACATTGAAAAGATTGTTATTCGCTTCCAAGGAAGATGAACCGAACATAATTCCAATCACGCGAATTTGTTCACCATCCCATCCCAGGTCTTCCAAAACATTTTGATTAGAATTCGGAAGACGATGCCTAGCAAATTTTCGAGAGCCTGAGTCTGTAATATTTTTCGAAATTGTTGAAGTGCCATAAGGTAAATTATCATTTGTCGGAGGAAGTAAATTACCAATTAACCCTGCTTTTGAAAGGAGACCTGAGACTTGAGAAATAGCTCCAGCGGCCGGATTAAATCGATTTAAATTTCCTAATATTCCTGAAACAACGAGATGAAATTTAACGCCATTATAGCTTCCTGGTTCCAATTGCCAATTATTTAGGCCAAGGATATTTGCCACGGTTGAAGCATAACCGACATTTTTAGCTAAGCTGGGATCTGCAAGTGGATTAGCCATATTATCTCGGTACTCCGTGATAAGATTTTTTGATTAAATCGATATCCGTTTTGGCTGCATTGAAAAGAGATTGGCCCAAAGATCCTTGACCAGCTTGCATTTCTTTAAAAAGATCCACCACAGGCCGCATTGCATCTCCAAGCGCAGAAAAAGCACTGGTAGAATTTTTGATTTGATTAATCAAATCGGCATCGATACTCTCAGGACTTCGGCCTCCCAAACCTTTCTTGAGTGCTTCTTGTTGAGCATTAATTGTTGAGTTTTGTAAATTACTCAACCCGGTAAATCCACTTGCAGAAGTTCCAGCGGACTGAGTCACACCGGTAAGGCCTGCCATCCTTAAAATTTGAGATTTGAAAACGGAAGAATCAGAATAGTTCTTGTGAGAAATTGCAGTGCGAGCACGTCCAAAAAGTCCGTTTGCTTTTGAAATTTCTCCCTTATCCCCACCAAAATAACGCTCAATATCCACGCCTGCAACTTGGCCGAGAAGCTGAGATTGAATTTGTTGAAAAGGGCTTCCTCCAAAATATCCTTGCTGACCCGCAATAAAATTTCCATTTGCATTCGCAGTATTCTGAACTGTCCTTTGAGCCTGCGAAACGCTCATGCCGCTTTGAATCATGCTCAAAATTCGTTCAGCGCCCTCGATGGGATTAACACCTGTGCGATTTAAGCTTTCATAAACTTTACCGGTACTTTCAGAAGTTTTTCCCGTAAACTTTGCGATTTGTCCAAGCACGGAACCTAGCGAAGAGAGATCGGAATAACCGCCAAGGCCCTGCGAACTCATGGAATTGATAATGCTTCCCGTAGTGCCTGGAGATAAATTTTGATTTGAATATCTCGAAAATGAACGACCGAACGCAACTTTAGATTCCAAATAGGGATCTAGAAAAGCCGAGGACGATCCTAGGCCACCACCATATTGAGAATTAACAAAGTTTCCGAAACGCGGTTGTTGACCTGCAAGATTAGCATAAAAATCTTGACTAATTCGTCTTTGAAATGTTGGAACTTCAGTAGCTAATTTATAATTGTTGTATGTGCTTGAGGCATAGTTTCCGACGCCTGCACCAATTGCAGCACCCACAGGACCACCAATAAGACCTATAAGTCCACCCACACCTGTCGCCAACGCGTTTTGAGTGCCAGCAACACTTTGTTGATAATTTTGGACTAAATTACCAGTTACTTGCGTAGGATTCGAAATCACGTTTGAGCCTATAAGCATACCTGTATTGCGCGCAGGTGAAACGATATTTGCATCAGTGATTTGCTTTACTACCGCGCCAATTCCCACGGCAGCAAGAATTGTTTTCACGTCTTTTAAAATGCGTTCATTGCCAGACGATTTTTCTTTTTGTTCTGGTTTTTCCGACACTGGAGTTTTAAACGAAGAAATTTTTAAACTTAGTTTATCGATAGAGTCTGAAAGTTTATTGATTCCTGAATACAATTTAGCTTCTGAATTTTTTTGAAGCTGAACTTTCTCCGCTGATTTTTTTTTGTCTTCCTCAGTTTGTTGAGAACCCGGATTAGATTTTTGAGGAGAAATTAACCCGCGCTTAATTAAATCTGAAATCATTTTTTCAGATTCGCTCATTCTTTTTGTGTAACTTTCAGCGGCAGAAGCGGCAGTTTTTAAATTGTCGGCAAGTTTTTTGAGACTGTCTTGAAAAGATGTCGTGTCGAGAGCGCCGAGCATTCCACTTTCTGCTCCGGTTCCCATTTTCACGTTGATGTCGAAACTATCACTAGCCATAATTGCTTTCGTCTGCCTTTATTTGATAATAGCGCAAAAGTTTACCTGCGATAATCTCGTAGACTACTTGCCCGTGAGTTCTGTGAGGATGGTTAAGCAGAGAAAGAGAACCTTTCGCAATTGCCATGGCGTAAAATTGTTCGCCTGAATTGGGTTTTTTTTTAACTCTTCATAGAGCGAAGTGATCTCGTCGTCTGACATATTATCAACCACAGGACAGCATTCCTTATTAAAATCAGCCCACACGCGCATAAGACATTCTTGTTGATCTGGAGTCATCATATCAATTGTGTCTTCAGACAATTTTGGTAGGACATCTTCAGGACAAGAAGTGGTTGCTTTGGATAAAATCTTTCGTGTGTAGAGATAGGCCTCAAATCCGGGATATCTCAATTCTGTCGGAGTTTTGTTTATATCGTCGCGCACATCCATATTTATTTTATGGATTTCTTTTTGACTTAGAAGACGAAGATTTAATAAGAGACCATCGAAATCAATTTCAAGTGACGAGTGAACTCCGTTACGCATGCTCTCTAATTTATCATACTGGACGCGCATTCTTTCGAATTTTGAATCCGCCGATAAATTATTCACGTTTGCCATGAGTTCTTTTTTATTCATCACTTTTTTAGTCATTAATAAATAGTCCTAGTTTGAGCAACGAAAGTATAGCCAGTTGTTCCAGTGCTACCCACGCCAGCGAAGTTAGAACTATCATCCGCTAAAACAACTCCTGTGTAAACCTTCGTCGGGCCTTCATAAGTGTGCGGTCCAAACGATTTTGAAGATGCCTGTACCGTGACAGTGACATTAGTATTTTCATAATCAAACTGACTAAAGTCAATTGGAGCAAGTGCATTGTTATTAGGAATAAATGAACTCAAATTGAATCCAAAGTCATTATTTCCTTTTGTAAATCCTGGGACATTTCCGTCTGTGCTCATGCCTTCAACACGACGAACGTTGCCGTTATAAGAATCAGAAAACGCACTGATATTACCAGGAGGAATAATGTTAACACCGTTAAATGAAAACAAAATTCTGTCTGAATACATTATAGCCATAAGAAAAATCCTCCTTATTATTGACTAACGCTAATCAGACTTGAAATAAGTCCTACATTCACAAAGGCGCTAGCAAGTTCAGGAATGACCTGAACAGGTACTTGAATTAAAATCGTGTCGGGAATATTGCTTTGAGTTACTGTTACAAGTTTAGCCCAATGGCTTACATTTTCAAACATTCCTTGGTTCTCAAATTGTTTCATAATTCCGATGACAACCCCTTTAACATTCGTCAGAACTTGAGGACTTTGTCGAAGTTGTTTTACGCCGGCAGCAATTAGACCTACATAAATTTCTTGTTGGAATGCTGTGACAATTTGCCAGGTCGTAACTGGGAAAAATTCTTCGTCCACAACATTCGTATTAGGAATTGTCACTTGTCCCGTGATTAAACGTGCTGGAAATACTGTACCCGATGCACTCACGCACAAAGGAGACCATCCAAGATCGAGCGCAACTTCGCTGCAAGTCGCACCGGTAACTCCATAGACCACACGGTTTTGAGTGTTGGCCGAAGAAAGCACAGAGGGAATTGTCATCAAACTTTGCGGATTGAAAGGAATACTGTTGCAACTCGCAAAAGAAGCCATGGCCGCAGCAATTACAGCGGAACTCTGTGGATATTCCCCAACCAACGGCACATAAGGATAATAAACAGGAAAATGCCACTGAGCGGGAAGTACCGAATTCACAGCGGTTGGAAGTGTGGAAATTTGAAATGCATTGATAGAAGTATTTGCGAAAACTCCGAACACACCGTAGTGGCCTTTTTCAACTTCTGTCGGCTGATTTACAGACGCAATATAATTGAAAAAAGTTGCTTGGGCTGTGGTGATATCTGTGTTAAGTGCGACATCGTACGGATCCACAATGCAAGTAAAACTCAAATTATCCATTAAAACGAAAACATTTTGTGTCGTATCCAGAACCATGCCAGTAGCATGCGTCGTATCAAAAGGAGTTGTGGTTGTTCCCACATGAATAACGAAATTACATCCGATAATTGTTTGAGCGGGTAATACTCCTAATAATGTCGCGCTAGCCGTAGAAGTTGTTTGACTAATAATGGTGTTGCCTAATTGTTGCAAAGGCACGTATACCCCATTTGCAGGCACCGACGCGTATCCAATATAAGTACTCCCGTCAGTTTGGACGGCTGTAGAAGTCGGAGTTCCTAAAGTAAGCGAAGCAGGATTTGGAGCAAAAGAACCGCTTGTTTCTCTGTCCGTTAATACAGAAAGAAAAACAGAAGGCTTGATAAAATTGAATTGGCTTCCTCCAGAAATATCATTCATAACCTGATAAATATAGAAAACTTGCATGCAAATTTCTTCTGTTCTGTTTGGATCTGGAAGACCTAAATTATTATTTATATATGAAAGTGTTATTATATCTGCGGAAGTTGTTACGAAAGTACCCGAAACTCCGCTAACAATAATGTTTGCGGGATAAGTTGTGGAACTAAAAACTAAATTATTAGCAGCACTTGCAAAAACACCTGCCGCTGAAGAACCAGTTTGCGCAATTGAGGCAGTAAATCCGGTTTGAGCCAAAATATTATAATTAGCTGGCACGGCAGAATAACTCAGAGTTACTGTGCTGTTTGCATTTACAGTTACTAAAGTTGGCGCAGGAAAAGTTAGGGTGCCAGATAAACCAAAATTCACGGTGAATCCCAGATTTTTCATGTAACTCAGAGCTTCGTATCCTGAGCTAAAAGTAGGCAAAATAAAAGGGAAAAAATATTGAAGTGTTGGATATCCAGGTTGTGGCACAAGGGGAGTTAAAGATCCTCCGATTGCGGTGCGATGTCCAACGCAAGCAATTGTCGCTTGAATGCTGGGCAATGCACCCACTTGTTGAATCGCGGTTTTAATGGCGACGTGTGGAGTTTTATAAAAAGGTAAAACAATTGGTGAACTCATTCTTCTTCTCCTTAGCTGGAAATATTTTCATTAACGCTTTGTAGTTCCATTTCAACCTGATAGCCGGCAATTAATGGATACAAAAATTCACATGGATCAAAAACATTATTTCCAAGCACAGTTTGTATATAATCCCACCATTGAACAGTATCGATAGTATAGCTTACTTTCATGGAAAGTTTAACACTATCGTGTTGTTTCACCTGGGAATTAACATCGGAATAATCAACTTCGATGCGTTCTCCAAATTCTACAAGTGCCGGGCAAACTCCCCATGTTGGCTGTCCTTGATTATTAGGAACACCATATTTTAAATAATCAAAAAAGTTCTGATTTTTTAATATCAAATAGACAATTGATTCGGCCATTACATTTGCAATTTCTGTGCTTCTTTCGCGAATCATTGCTCCGCCAGGAAATGAAAAATCAAAATTCAAGGTTGATTTTCCGTACCAAGATTCTCCCAAAAATCTGTTGGAAGCAGGATAAATCGCGAGAGAAGGAAGCGCAGTAGAAGATAAATCCACGCGCTTATAGGGATAAATATTCTTTTCAAATATTCCAAAAACTTTTGGATATTGAATTGGAAAAATCTCACACAGTGATCTACATAGAGATGCACTGGGAAGATTGTTGCAATAATAAGAATATCCAAAGCTGTCCGTTCTCATAAAATACTTTCAAAGTGTTTTTGCACTGTTTCCTTGCAAACGAGGATTAATAGTTCTTTTTCTTCATCGCTAAATGTGACATAATTTCTATCTTCATTTCTACGATTTGCGTAATTAATAACCATTCTATCCGTGTCCACAGAAAGACTTAATTTTATTTCGTCATTAAAATAAGTGGTTTCAATTTCAAATGCTTTGTCCAGAAGTGACTTTAAAAGTTCTTCGTAGAGCATGTTCATTGGATAGATTTTTCCGATTGCTCTATATTTTTCTTGTTTATATCTATCTGTTAAATCGGGCCAATCTCTTCCGTATATCGTGCCGTTAGAAAGAAAAAGGTCTGTCTTCATTTCTCTAAATTTTTCTATGATATTTTTCTTTAAAACTTCTACGAGAGTATTAATATCTTCCATTGAATGGTCCCCAAAATAAAGATTGGGTAACATTATTTACGTGCTTATTCGCATATTCAAAACTGTTAACACTGTTTCCTAGGAGAGCTGGAATTGGTCCAGGCAGCAAAGGAGAGTTCCAAGTCGAATTTGCATTTAGTGCGAGACCTGGTAAAGGAGGTAAATCGAAAACTCCGGTTGCTCTTTTTCTTTGCAAAGGATCTAAAAGATCGTGATATAAATCGGCAATAAATTTTAAATAATTATCCCCTTTATTCTCACCGGTTTTTCCAAAGAATAATTTCAACACATTATAAATTGAACGATAAAGACAAAGTGATTTTATGATTTGAACTGTCATTTCTGACGTGAGTTGTTGAAAAGTGACATTGTTATATCCCTGAAAAGGAACAATGTACTTATTAGACAAATCGAGTTCTACTTTTGCTTCACCTTGTTGAATGAGGAAGATAAGTTCTGTATTTGAAATTTGACTGTCGGAAGGGCCATACGACACCTTCGATTCAGTCATTGTCTTGACTTCAATGTCAGAAATATATCTTCCCATTTTTATTCATCTTCTTCTTCTGTGACTGTAGGATATAAATCGTATTTCGACGCTTCAAATCTGTCGATAACTTCATTCTTTTCGTTAACTTTTAAAACATACGGAATTTTTCTCATTCTTGTCTTTGCGGACGGAACTTCAATTCCATTTTTGACGTCTGGTTTAAATTCACCAAACACAGGATTAAAAGTTTTGAAAGTCTTTTGTGACAACTTCTCGAATAATTCCTCAGAAATATTTTCACAAGTTCCCGCTTTGAAAAAAGCTGACGGCGTGCTGAAATCAATTTGACGTTGATAGAAGTACGCATCCGTTCTAGATTTCTCTTCGACTTTATCAATCGCCTTAGTGAAATTGTAGAAAGGGTTTGCAACATCAACATTAAATTTCACGCGCACAGTTTTTGTCTGCGCGCCTGGTTTTTCTTTTGTATACTTGATTCCGTGTATAGTTTGCTCCATTTAAACCTCAAAAATTAAGCTAAAGTATTTAGAACGAATAAATCGTTTGGACGTTTAACGCGTGGCATCGAGTTCGATCCGCAAAGCAATTTAATGGAAGGATTTTCATATCCACCAAAAGTTCCTGCTTTGGTTAAATCTTCCATGACCATGAAAAGACCAGGGCGCGCGTCTAAGAAACTCATTCCATTTTGAATTGCAGGCGTGTAAACGTAGTCAACAGTTTGACCGCCGTAGCTATTCAAGTCGAACACAAAAAGCACGTAACCGTCTGGAATGAAATAGTTCACAGTGTTTGCGGCATTTCCGACAGGGTCATTGGCATCTGCGAGATATGTAGAGTCATCCACAATCACGCCAATTTTGATATCACCACCAAGGAAGTACTCAATCATGCCTTCCATGGTTGCGCCGCGTGGCTCTTTTTTGATTACATCAGGATTCGCCATGTAACCGTATTGGATCAATTGTTGAACTTCTGGGTTCGTGTAGAACCAGCTGTGCGTGTTTCTATTCATAGCCACCCCTTTAATAAAGGGCTTTAATCTACGAAGAGCGGCATTGTTAGAAATAAAGTATCTAATGTCAGTTAAGGGAAGAGCCGCAGGGTTCATTAAATAGATACCCCCTTGGTTAGTTGCCCAAGGCTGACCAGAAACAGGAACTAGAGTATTTTGGGAAGGAACACCAAAGCTAAAAGTTTGGCCGTACCAAGAATATTGACCTTGGAAAATTGCTTGTTGAATTAGCAATTGTTTCAAAGTGTAGGCACGAACTGCAAGTTGTTCTGTCCAGACAGCAAGATATTGAGCAATTCCACGGATGGAAAAGTTATTCACTCCGATTTCGCGAAGATACAAAATGTCTTGTTCAGTAACATCGATTTTGTCTCCCCAATAACCGGGAGTAAAGTCGGCGGATTGGTTTCCAAGTTTTTGAACAACGTTAAAAGGTTGTCCTAATTTTCTAGGAAATTGTGCTCCGGCAATTGGATTAATCGTTTCAACAACGACTGTTGCAGCTTCGGTCAAAACATCAGGAACCCAGTGAGAAAAAAAGCTCATAGGATCCATTACGGTCCCGATTTCGCGAAGTAAGTCGGTCACAGCAACAGTTGTGGAGTTCACAGGAATTCCAGAACCAGTTTGGTTAAATTGTGCAAGACGGTTAGGTTTTGCATCCAAACTTGTGAACATAGGAGTTCCAGGTTGACGCCCCCAGCTCAAAAAGTTTCCATTAAAAACATCCTTGGATTGGGTAAATCCAAAAGCTGCGATTGCGTCCACATAAAAATCAACCAAATCCGAGGTTTTGATTTTTACTGACGGATCGTCCTTTAGTCCATAGACTAAGTTTTTAGAAAGAGTAGCAGACATGTGTTAAATTCCTTTCTTTATAGTCCATAGATTAAGTATTGACCGGCAGAATTATAGTCAAAAACTGTTTTGGCGTTACGTTGTGTAATAGCAGCGGCAACATCTGCAATTTGTGTGTATTGAAGAGCAGATTTGTAAAATGCTCCTTTTGTCAATTGGACAATAATTTGAACTTGTCCTGTGACTGTGGTTCCGTTGACGATTAAATCATCATACAAAACGCCTACGAAAACATTTTGTCCGTTCGTTCCAGAAACAGAATCGTAGTTGACAAAAAGTCCGATGCTTGGGCCGGCGGTATATTGCGCAAGCAAAGTACCGGATTGATAAACAACTCCGCCCGTAGACGCAGCCAAAGGAGCCATTGTATAAATTGGGCTCGAATCTGTGGTGACAACGGGAAAAGCAATTGATCGTATGTTGGTATTGACTGAAGGTCCGATAGCCATGAGTTATTTCCTTTCGTTATTTCTCAACGTAATTGATGATTTTGTTAAACAAAGCGCGAGTTTCTTCATTGTTCTTTGACAAAATTCCAAGCTGAACGGCAATTTCATCGTTTTGCTTTTTCAACTGAGAAGTCTCGTCTTTGATTTTTTGAATGCTGTCAGAAAATTTAGCTTTTTCTTTTTCTTCTTTTTTCTTAGCGTCTTCGTCTTCATCTTCAATTTCTTCTTCAGAACAAAAAGCAGAAAGATATTTTCCCATTTCTTCCATGTCGCCAGATTCCGCGAGTTTCATGGCATGTTCTTTATCTTTCTTTTTAAACTTCATAGCCTTTTCATCGTCTTTTTTAATTTGCTTTTCAATTCTGTTCTTTTCATCTTCGTTATTATCTTTTGGCTCGTGCTTCTCCATTTCTTTTTTTCCCTTTTTCAGGGCAGCCGCGAGCGCAATTAAACCGGTATCTATTTTCTCAGTATTTTTGTTTGACATGTTCATACTCTCCTTGATGTCGATGGCGATGTTGTTCTTAGCTAAAACCTTGTAATCAATAACATTCACCATGTTTTCATTCAGTAGATTGAATGCAGCAAGACGCGATCCCTTGTCTGGAATATTTTTTAAATCTTGTCTGACTCTTTCGACTTGTACTGGTAATATCTTGCTATTGATTTGTAAATTAATCAACATTTTTTCAATTTCGTAGTCAATTTCTTTATTATTTATTATCTCTAAATTATTTTGATATCTAGATAGAAGTACTGAGCGGAGTTGAACAAGGTTTGCTTGAGAGTAAGAATTCTCTCTCACCATGGTCGATATTTTTTGTTCTGCGCTAAAGGAAATATTTTGAGCATTTGGAATGGCTCCATTTACAACCCAAGAAATCTCGTAGGACTTATGAGTTTTTGGATCAAATCCAATAGAAACTTTTGACCAAAGTCTTTTTTTGACTTTTTCAACATTTTCTTTTCCTTTGACTCGCAAATTTGCAAAAAGATAAGGACCTCCTTCTCCTTCAAGAAGTTCATATTCACCAACAACATGACCCACAGTATTATCGACTGTTTGTTGATGATCCTTTTGATTTGGAATTGCTTCAACATCTTTGAGAGGAATTGTTCTACCCATGCGTGTGACGCGATTCCAAAGCGACCGTACTTCTGTATTGTGTTGTTTAAAAATGGCGCGCACATCTTTATCTTTAATGTCAAAAGAATTTCCGTTGGCGTCGGCTTCGACAAAAAACGGATAAAGAACGAGAACTTTGACATCGATCTCATCTTCTTTTTTTTCATCAAGACTTGTGATTTCTGAATTAGGAACGGAGAGTTGAATCATGAGGATGATCCTCCTTTAGGGAGGTTGTTTTGTTTTTTGTAATGTGAATCTGTGGATTTCACATCTGTTTTTCCCGTGGTGTCTTTAGGTTTCATATTCATTTTTTCAAGTTCTTTTTGAAGTTCTTTGATTTCTTTTTCGGAGAGTTCAGAGTCTCCAACGAGCTGACGATATTTGTTAATGTCGTTGATGATCGTTGGACCGGTCAGGCCGCAAGCTCTCATGGCCTCATATTGTTTAACGACATTTGTTTTGTCTTCGGTGTTTAAAAGTTCTGCCTCAAAATATCCCATGGTGTTGTTGTGCGCACGTTGGGGGAAATTGAAACGAACAAGATCAGAAACAAAATCTTTGATTATCGTTCTACAAACTGAATTTCGTATAGAAGATAAAAGCTTGTTGTGAATTGAATTTTGAGACGTTCCGAGAGCGTAGCTTTGTCCTGTACCCCCTGAAAACATGGACGCAGGAATCAAAAGAGCCTGTTGCATCGAATCATCGCAGTATCTTAGAGTGTCCGTGAAAATTCTAAGGTCCGCGCCAATGTCCGCTACTTGAAAATCAAAAGCAGTTCCCTTCATGCCAGGAAGCAAAAGCGCTGAATCGCCGCGAAGACGGGATAGGGCCAGTGTCAGAGCTGAAATAGCAGTCTGTGCCATGTTTGGAGAATTCACCGCAGGGTCAGGATTCTGAACGCTCGTTTGTGAATACGTTGTCATGGATGCAGGATCCGCGTAGCCAATCAACAAAGGCGTGGACTTTCTATCTCCCACGACCGCTAGGAACTGCAAAAAAGCAGACTTAAGAATGTAGAAATTATACGCACTTCTGAGCATGGAACGCCCGTATGGATTTAAAAACCCATCTTGCCCCTTGCGCACATAGTGAATTACTTTTTTGCGAGGAACTGGAATCATGCCCACGGTTTGAAGTTGAGTCGTGCGAATTGGGTAATCTGCATCCCCGATAAATGAAAGTCCGTCGGGAGCCCCTTGGTTATATCCTAGATTTTGATTACCAAACTCACCGCCAAATCCGTAGCCTGGAAGCAGATAGGAAAGCGAATTTTGAATGCCAGGGTTTTGAGCAAAATAAACGTATTGATAGATAAAATCGTCGAGCTGTCCCGCGCGATTCGTTCTGAAAATTACAGACGTCGGAGGATAAGCAACAACGCTTTTTATCCAAACCTTCCCGTCAATGTATTCGCTCGGGCGGCTATATTCTTTTTCGCCCACGTAGAATCCCGCCCACATTGAAGTGAGCATGTCACGAATTAATCCTGACTTCCCTTCGTCAAGTAAGTCAAAAGCCTTCCTAACAAATTTCTGAATTTCTTTATTTTCGTGGTAATAGTCGCCAACCGTATTGGAAATGATGGCTGTATTATATTCCAAACTTGAAGAAATAACAGAGTCAATGTAAGCAATGCGTTGGAAAGTGCTGATAGATACAGTGGAAGGATTAAGCAGCCAACTCCCAAGCATGTTGTAAACATACGGGATCGATGTTCCGCGAACTTCTTCAAAAGAAGGCTCGTTATCTTTTTCGTAGACATTCAAAAACTCATTCAATATGTTATTTTGTCTGTCGATAAATTGGTTTAAATCCGGTTCATCTTTTTCTATTTTTCGATTGTCAATGACGGCCATAATGTTTCACCTATGAAGGAAGGGTGTAGACAAGCCAGTCAGTTGCTGTCGTAAAATCTGTTGCAACAAAAGGGAAAGAACACGAGGCATAATTATAAAGATTGAAAGCAAAATCGATGGTGTTCACGCTGATAATTGGCAGAACTAAAAATGGAAGTTGGCCGCTAGAATTTGCGACCAAGTTTGCATAGGTCTGCCGCGTAATATAGACAGACGTGTTACTTGTGCTTGTGACGCTCGAGGAAGCAATCGCAATCATAATATTTTGAAATGTGTACAGAGTTGCCATATGGAATTATTTCTTTTTTCCCATTTTCGGTTTCATTTCTTTACCGCATGGAACCGCGCCAAGTTTAGGCATATTTTTAGCCATCATTTTGAAATCGTTTTTTCCTTCATGATGTCCGTGATGTGCGTGTTTTGGTTTTGCAAGATGTTCCTTTGGAATTTCTTTGTGATGCACACCCTTTTTAAACATTTCTTCTGCCATGCCGCCGTCACCCATTTTAATCTCCTTTTTTTTGTTTTCTCGTTGCTTTGAATAACCAATTGCAACTGCTTGTTTTGGATCTTTGCCGTGCGCAATTTCCGTTTTAATATTTTTTTCTCGTGCTTCTTTTGAACCGGAAGAATCAAGTGGCATTAGCTCTCACTCCTTATTTAGAAGTTCCTGCAACAGTTATCGATCCCGCTGGCGTACCCGATGGTGTCCAGATTAAATCGACAAGAACGGCAGGTTGAGACGCCCCGCTACTCCAAGTGAAGGTAGAACTTCCGTTTAAAAACAATCCGGCGTTCACAGGAATTGTGATGGAAGATGCCACGGCGGAAACTGTATCGAGAGCGGTGTTCAACATTTTTGCTGTTAAAGTTCCGGTTGGAGTTCCAGTCGCGATGTTAATATTGACTGAAAAAGATTTCCCACCCACTGTAAATTGGGTGCTACCTGCCGCAGCGGTACTGGGAATGCTCGCTATAATTGCGTTAAAAACTGCTGTTGATGCCATGTGTTAATATTCCTTTTTAAAGTTTGACTAAACAAATTTAAAAAAATAATGTATAGTCAAATTAGGTTTTATGTTCTGAAATTAGTCTATCAAAAAAAAACAAATAAGGAAGCAAAATGAAAGAATACTCCCCAAATCACGCCATCGATTTAAAAAATCATTGTCGCGAGGGAAAATCTCTTGAGACGTATTGTGCTCACATCGGTGTGACACCTGCGATTATTTCGCACTGGTATAATGAATATTACGATTTTAAAGAGGCTGTTGAAATGGCACCATGTTTAGAATTATTATTTTGGGAAGAAAGTTTGCTTACTGCACTTAATAATAATCAAAAAGAATTCGCCACGGTAATTAAGTCTCGCATTGACACACTTATGAAAGTCGTTATTTCTCCTATTCGTAACGACATTTACTCGTCTTTAAAGGATGATGATAAGAAGAAATTAATCAAGAAAAGTGAAGATTTACTCAACGACTTTAGACTTTTAGGAATATAAAAAAATGTCCATCATAGATATTCCAAGAGATATCATTAAAAGAGAAGAACTTTTCAAGAATTATTCTTCAGATCGTCTCTTAGAATTAAAAGGAAAAATAGACCAAAGAATTATCACCCCGCACGAGAGAAATGAATTCACGCAACTTCTTTCTTTTGAGCAGATAAGAACCTATGGGAACTACGTCAAGTCGATGGATTATCCAATTCCTTGGCAGTGGTTTCACCATGTTGTCATGGAAAAAATCGACAATGTAATTGCCTCGCCAATTTCCAGACGCGTCATGATTGAAATGCCGCCCCGCCATTGCAAAACGTTGCTTGCAGGCCAACTTCTTTCAACATACCTTTTCGGTAGATTCCCTAATAAGTCTATAGTGTACGCGACAAATGTGAACTCGAAAGCAGTGGACGAGCTAAGTGCCATGCGAAAAATCATCACGTCCGACCGCTATCAGTCACTTTTTCCAGGCGCAAAGGCCAAGACTTCCTTTGAAGATATTTCGGTTATCGACAAAAGTTTGAGAAAAAACAAAAAAGATACGGCAAACGTGCTTTCAAATGTTTACTCGGACCGAGGAGGTTTACGCACGGTTGGAATGGGCGACATCCTTACTGGTCACCCGTTCCACGTGGGAATTGCGGACGACTTGTACAAAGGCTACGCAGAAGCACAGTCCGAAAAAGTACGTGAAAATATTTGGAACTGGTTTATGAAAGTGTTTTGTACGCGCGTGGATAAAATGACAATTGGTGGAGTTTCCCACATTATCGTTTTCTTCACGCGCTGGCATGATGACGATATTTGCGGACGGCTTCAGAGAATTCAAAAGGAAAGATCCTATGAGATTGAACAGTTTGAAAAACTAGGAATTCCTTGGTACGACTGGGAAATCCTCTCCTTTGAGGCCGTAAAAACGGAAGATAAGCCTTCGCACCCTGCGGACCCTCGCAAAGTCGGTCAACCACTCTGGCCACTTTATGAAGCAGAATATCATCAACAAAAAATCCTAGACCCCGTTGGCTTCGAATCTCTTTATCAGCAAAATCCTATGAACAAATACGGTCAGTTATTTCAAAGAGATTATTTCCAACACTATTCAACTTTGCCCGAAAATATCACACATATCGTAGTTTCAATTGACCCCAATTTGAAAGAAGGCAAAAGCAATACCACTGGAGTTTCAGATAATTTCGCAATTCTCGTCATGGGACTTGGACGCGGTGGGAATATTTACCTTCTTGATTTTGTCGCGCATTCAAAGGATTACAACTTTCTAAAACTTGAAACGCGCCGCATTCTTAGAAAATATCCACACCACTGGCAAGTCGTCATCGAACAAACTGCCGTTGGGCCTGCACTCACGTCTGACTTGAAAATCTCGGGATTCTACCGAGTGACTGAGTTCAATCCTGGATCAAAGTCCAAATTCGAGCGCGCAAGTCTTATCGTGCCGGAACTCATTTCCGGAAAATACTTCATCCCCTCTCGTCATATGCGCCCAGATATTGACAACTACGTGAATCAATTGGTTAACTTCACTGGACAAAAAGGGCGCAAAGATGACTTGGTTGATGCAACAGTTATAGGAATTCTATACTATATGAACCACCGCACACTCGCGGACATCAGCTACGTGACCACCATGAGCAATCCACTTCTTGCCCGCACACTGGGACAACCGCAATCTTTTGGCCTGGGAAGACAATTGCCGCCCGGAAAAAATAGAAGGACCATGGAACAATGAACAGCTTAAAAGCCAAAATTAAACAATATCTAGCTTATGAAGGTGTCAAAATTACTCCAGATTTGTACGTCGAACCTGCCATAATTAACAATTTAAAAATTAGATTTGACTCCCTTTTCAGTGATTTTGACAAATATTCCTTGGAAGATTATACCTTTGCACTTTGGGAACTCATCGCAGAAAGCGATAATTCAGAAGATAAATTGGAAACTATTCTTAAAGAAAAAGAAAATGGTTTATTAAAAGCTAAAAATGAAGCACTTGAACTCTTAGAACATCGCGCATTTCGTCTTGAAAAAACCTCAAACAAATTGCTTGTGAAAATCGTCGCAAAGGGCAGATTGCTTCCTGGATATTTTTCCTTGAACTTTTATGAAGAAGCCCTTTCGAAGTTTCAACATAAGGGTAAAAATTGGTGGGATATTTTTAAAGATGACATCATGCACGCGGTCCCAGTTTACAACCCGCGTGATGAAAGATTGTGGTGGTTTTCTGAAAATAATCATTGCTTTTTAAACACATATGTGCGCCCGGACCATTCAAAAATGTTTCCCATGACCTATGAAGAAGCTGATCCACTCCTTAGAAATTTCCTAGAACACCTTTTCGTTTCTAAAGAAAATGTGATGCAGATTTTGAAGTGGTGCGCGTATTCTTCTTGTCAAAATCTTCAAACTTATCTGACCCTCATCGGACATCCGGGCATCGGAAAGACCATCTTTGTGCACGACTTTTTAGCTTTTTACCATGGAGCTGAGAATTTCAATCTTGCCGCGCGCATTGAAAATTTGCACCAAGGCGTGTCCCATCAATCCACACTCATCTATCTTGATGAAATGGTAATGAATAAAACGGAGCATTATAACATATTAAAGCGATTTACCAATGATTTAATAGCTATCGATAGAGGTGGTAAATGGGAGTCTGAAGCAACTTCGCGGAACTTTGCAAACTTGGTTTGGTCCTCGAACACTCGCGAGAACATGGGAGCGCTGACAACTGAGGACCGACGCTTCAAAATTGTTAAAATTACAGATACGCCGCTCAATACTATTTTTTCTGCCGAGGAGATTCAAAACCTTCGTGAAAATCCTCTATTTAAAAATCAGTTTGTCGGTATTCTTCTTTGGATATTATCTAAAAATGAGGACACTTCTGACGTTAATCAAGTGGAAGATACCTACGAGAAATTAGAAGTCCTTCTTGCTTCCCGCAGCCTAGAAGTCAAAGAGCTATTCAAGTTGTTCTTCAATATCGTCAATGACTTTGATATGGAAAATAAAAAGCCCATTCGTCATGAAGAATTTTCTGATGAGATAAAGGAAACCATTGGCTTACCTTTTATAGATTACATGCCACTAACTGCTTTTATTCTTCCCCGCGCGGGTGGCCCGTATACCCTTCGCATTCCTATGAAAATTCTGCGGTTAATTCTTGATAAAAAGAAGACGCATGAGAAATTTTCACTCACGTACAACCGTCTGAGATTTCACCTCATGCAGATTTCGCCCAAGTTCTGCAAAATAAAGCATGTAAATGGTACGCCCAATTATGATTTGGAAATCTATATGCCCGATGTGAAACAAGAATATGTGGATATCATACGGCTACATGGCCATCGATTTAGCTTGTGAAAAGAAAAATGTGTGTCCACTTCATCTTGCGGAAAAGTGGACACACATTTCTTCTTCAGGAAGTTGTCATTTACTATGAGGTTTATGACCTTTGCAAGGTATTCTATTCTCGTAAAACAGTCAAGAGAAAATAGATATAAAAGTTTTTTATACCTTGGAGAAGTGGAAATGCGAGAGGTAAAATTTTTTATGTATGGCGTGAAAGAGGAAAATGTTGCGCGACATAGTGACATGCACAAACCCGCGCTCAATCAAGGTATCAAAGTTTTTTATAGGTCGCAAGGGAGATGATATTGTGATGCAATCTGCACTCAAAGCTTGTTATGAAACATTACCATTTCCAAAATTATCCTTGGATTTTAAAAAGTTTGAGAAATCAAAATTAGAAAAATTATATGACACAGAAGGAAAACCATATTTTGATTATAAAACTGATTGGAAAGGGAGGGATTATGAAAATAATCGTTGGATGTCTGTTGAGAGGATGCAAGAAGCCCGTGAGGCTATTCGTGACTTTGAGAAAATGATGTACGAAAAAGAGTTATTCTTTTTTTCAAAATAAAAAAGCCCCAGGCAAAACGTGGGGCTATCTATCTGCACACTCGGTACAGTAGCGAATAAAAGTTATTACTTTTGAAAAAGGGAATTGAACCCTAAGTCTCGTCGATACTATCCACGCGTTCGCCTCGAACCGTTTCAAAAACTATTAAAATCTCTGTCTTCCCAGAGTGCCCATGGCTATTGTCAATATCTCTTTCGAGTCTGTCGATCGCAGCTAACACTACCATATCGCGGATAATTTCACCTTCTAAGTTTTACATCATTGATAATTATCAAGGGAGGATGGCCCTGTCTTTCCAGGTGTCACATCTTTTTTTTTATTTGCCAGGAATGAGCCGGCAGAAGCTACAGTGCGGAGTCATCGCTTAGCTCTTTACTCGTCCGCAGTGGGTTCTTAACCAATCATCTCGCTAAATAGTTTAGGCCGTGAATTGAGAGTTATGGGCCAAGGTCTTCTATCCCCAATACTGGAGCTTTTTACGAGTATCCATCCATCTCGTTCGTTTGATTATCCAGAAGGATTCGAACCTTCGTGGAATTCCCGTTCTCACTCCAGCAAGAGTATTTGGAATTCTTATAGTTGCTGTTCAACTTTAAACCGGGTCTCACTCCAGACTCCTCCCTCACATTG